AGGTTACTATGTGGATTCAGAGGGCAAAGAGTGGCGTGGTATGCACATTTTTGTGGGTGATGAAGGTGGTTGGCTAACTGGTGATGTCACCCATTGGAGAGAGGTAAAAAAACAATGAACAATCCAGAATATTATGACGACTTCGGATATGGATACGATAGTGCGTATGGGGCTAATCAAGAGAAAGCAGAGTGGGTTTTAAAGAAGTGGTTACAAAAAGTTCACAATATGCGTACACCTGGGTCAGCTAGGATGAACGCTGGAACGTGCATACAAAGTGGAGCTGATCTTATCTTAGGCCTTGATGATTACAACGATCTTATAGGCCAGCAGGAAGGTATGCCTGTAGCAGAGGCAATCCGTCACACGATGTCACGCTACGATCAATACAAGCCTAGAACATGGGAAGAAAAAGATGCTGAAGAACATGAGGCTTTTCGTGAACATATCCCAGAAATGATTGCAAACGCTGTTGCCGCTGTAAAAGAATGGTCAGCAAAAGCAAACTTGTTAGAGGGTGAGCATCAGAGTTGGCACAAGGTAGATGGCCTTGATGTTCAAATTATGTATTACAGAGACTACCATGCTGGCGGTGAGTTTGCTGATACAAAATGTCAGCTACCGTTACGCAATCCACCCAAAAAAGACGGCACAAGAAGTTGGCGCATACCAAAGCCACAGACCACGCCATCGTGGAATCAGACTGTGCAGATGGCTGTTTATTGGAAAGCGTCAGGTCAATCACCCTCACTGCTGTATGTAACAGCATCAGGGTATCACATAGCAAATTCTAAGAATTGTGAAGCACTCACAGATGAAAGTCTTGAACGTGCTTACAATCATGCAGTCCGTAGCTGGAAGACTACACAAAATCTTGTAAGGGCTGCTAGGGGCAACTGGCACACACTTGCTGGTCTGGTACAACCAGATTTCAACGAGATAGCAAGGCGTCATGGCCCAAATATCCTTGAACTAGCAAGACAATTATGGAGAGACTAATGTTTGATATTCTTTGGGGAAAACTCAAGGGCGTTAAGGAAGGAAGGCAGATACCGTTTCCTTTAGATCGTCATCCATCGTTAGCTGAAGCTAGACAGATAGCAAAAAGCATAAATGTAAATGATTACGTTATCTGTCCAGATAGAAAGCAAGCTCAAAGAATTTATGGGTTTCTGAAGCGTACAGCAAAGGGTGACGTTATCACTCGCTCTGTAATGTACGATGGGAAAGAGTGCGTCAAGGTATGGAGAATCAGATGAATGATTTATTCGACACACCAGCCTACAAGCTGGTCAGGCGTGATGACCCAGACACCAGCCACGATGCTGCTGAGTCATTGCCTGTAAACGATATGGAGAGGATTGTAGCTGATACTATCGCCAAGTTTGGGGCGACAGGCGCAATATCTGACCAGATAGTCAATGCCCTGCCGCATCTACGATATAGCACAATCACTGCGAGATACAAGCAGTTGAAGGAGAAAGGTATCATCTGCGTAGATGACCGCAAGCAGAAGGCCGAATCAGGCAGACAGCAACATATAATGTGGCACAAAGATTTTTACAGGGAGTAAGCAAATGACTGAATCAGAAATGGAAATACATCAGCGGATTGATGTTATGGGGGATAGGATCGAGCATCTTGAAAAATTGATGGATGATCAAATCAGGCAATTCACAGTTGCTATCAGAATCATTCAAGATTTGTTGGAGAAAAAGAATGGCTAATAAATTTAGTGATGTCATGGATTTTGTGCATGAACTAAACAAAACTCATGGTGTGAAGCAGCGTGGCGGTAAGATGTACACGCAAGTAGTGCATCGGATGGAAGCGTTTAGGCGTTTCTATGGTACTGAATACGGTGTCGATACACAGATCCTTGTTGATGATGGGCAGCGTGTAGTTGTCAAAGCTACCATCACAAATCTTGATGGCATAGTTGTCGGGTCTGGCATGGCTGAAGAGATAAGGGGGCAAGGCTATTTCGAACTTGGAGACAAGAGAAATATAAACACAACATCAGCCATAGAAAACTGTGAAACATCTGCTGTAGGCCGTGCGCTTGCATCTATTGGCCTAGCTGGTGGCGAGTATGCTTCAGCTAACGAGATAGATGGTGTAGGCCGCAAGCGCGAAGCACAGGCAGAAGCAGAGAATAAGCCTGTAGTTGACCCAGAAAACCCTGTGCCAGCCAAGCGTGATGACGATCCAGAGATACGCAAAACGCAAGACTTTTTTGGTGAGGTAAACAAAAAGGTAGGTGAGGTTACTGACAAAGCTAAGTTTATAGCTTGGTGTAACACTGATCATACAAAAAACGGGATTGCCCACATGAGGCAACACAACCCTGACTTGGCAAAGATGGCAGTTGATAGAATACAACTTAAAATGAAACAACTTAAAGGAGAGGCGTAATGGCTAGAAGATATATCAAAGTTACCACAATCAAAGTGTTTCCAAATGATGATCATAAGCGAGGCACACATGGAAATGGTAACTGGAAACCGTTTGTAGATGGATCGCCAGCAGACATACACTTGCGAGGTGATTCAAGATATTCTGTTGCAGTCTTTGAAAACGATGACAACAGTTTGTCCATAGCAATATCTGAGGTAAGAGATTACGAATCAAAAGACAACATCGCTGACGGTATATCGCAAGGCGGCCTTAAGCCGGTCGGTGATGCCATCAATCAGAAGTATCAGCCAGCAGTCAAGGAAACAGATGATGATGACATCCCATTTTAAAAATGCTGATGGCAAGCTGTTATACACAGCAAAAGAAGCGTGTGTTATCCTGTTTGGCACAGATGATAAAACAAAGCTTAACCTGATGTACAGGATGCTCAAGTCAGGAAAGCTAGAGGCAGAGCGTGTTGGTGGCACTTGGTTGATACCACGCAAAGCTTTGGTAGAATTGTATGGACAAGATAATTTGTGATGACTGCGAAAAAAAAGCAGCGAAACAAGTCAAACATGGTTACTTCTGCAAGGACTGTGCAATGCGCGTTTTGTGGCAAGACCCACAACGTGATGTCTGGGGATTGGGTATACAACGGAAACCAGATTCCTCTATGTCACTCTGGGGTTTCTAATGACTGTTGTTTCACTCAATACCGTAAAGACAGAGAAATGGAATCAGGCGAGAGTTCACGCTGATGCGTATTATCGCTTCCTTGTTGTCTCTGGCTGGGGTATGTACCGAATCGGTGAGGCTCATGGGATTGAGCCTTACTACCCCAAAGGAAAGGGGATGCTACCGGATGGCACAATGGCTGGGGGTATATGGACTGAAGAGTACATGATAGACCAACTCACCCAGTATCTCTACGATGGTGGAGAGTTTGTAATCTAAGAAAAGGGGGCTGTTACGCCCCCTTACCCTACTTTTTTTTCTTTGGCTTCTTACCAGCTTTCTTCATAGATATTGCTGTAGCCGCTTGCTTCTTCATCTTGGCAGACTTCATGCCGCTACCTGATCTTTTTCCGTACATTATTTCATCCTTTTCTTTTTAGATGCTATGATTCGCTTTTGTAGTGCTGCTGGCAAAGTCTTTTGTTTTGCCGTCAGCATACCGTTGCCGTTTTTTTTCATACCTTTCTTCATCTTTTTCCCAGGCATTATGCTTTCCTCTTCTTAGCTTTGTTGCGCTTGGATATTGCAGCCGCCTTCTTCCTTGCATCAGCCTTGCTGCTTGCACCCCATGCCCTAAGAGACAGGAGTAACCTCGTTGGCTTACCATTTTTATATTCAGCCCCCCTCATATTGCCCATTCTGGCTAGGAAACTTGCTCTGCGTGGGTTGTCACCCTTTTTAACTGGAGGTTTTAAATTAGATCCTGTGGTGCGTCTAAAGAAAGCCCTGCCAGCCTTGTTCAGTCCACCCTTGGGATTTTGAAATCTTTTAGCTACCATCTGCCAAAGCCCTCATACGGTCAACTAAACGTCTAGCCCTGTTGGGAACTTGTGTGTACCACTTTGAGTCAACCATTTCGTCTGCGGCCTTATTCCAATCTCTAGCATCAACGCCAGCCTTCATGCCTTTAAACTTACTCAACCGAGGGCGACCCATGTTAAACATCATGTTTGCAATGATATGCTGACACTCCTCTGGCAAGTCATCAAAGTCTGGGTACAAAACCTTACACTCATCGAGAGTTACAGCTATATCAAGAGCAAACAACTGGCGCACACGCTCTTGTTCAACAACTGTGCCTACAGGCTTGCCATATTCTTCGTCTACCTCAGTAATCATGTGACCCACGCCTGTTGTACAGATTCCTAAATGATCTAGGTATATCTCGTACTTACAGCCTTCGTCTTCAGCTATCTCTTCTCGTAATCTATCTTTGTTCATCTGTTTTTCTTTGCTTTTGCCTGTGCGGTTTTAGACAAGTCTTTGAAGTGAAACAAACGCTTGGATGTTTTGCCATGTGATTTGCCAGAATGTAACTGACCATTTGGCATCTTGTGTGTGCCACCCTTGTGCAAAGTACCGTCTCTAAAATAATGTTTAACGCCTTTACCCATTATTTCTTCCTTTTCTTTGCAGTTGTTTTCTTTTTCTTCTTGCCACCTCTGAGTAAATCTGCATCTGCTTTTCTTGCACCGCCTTTACCACTGACGAAGCTTCGCACCCTGCCCATAGCCCACTGATGCGCTGATACCTTGGGCCTAGAACCACTGCCATAGTATGCGCCAAGGCCACGTTTATACACCTTGTTTAAAGTTGCAGAAGAAAACCTTGATGCTCCTGATATACCTGCAAACCTAGACATTACCCTCTGCTCCTCTGCTTGCTTATTCTATCCATCATGGCTGGTGTGAGTTTACCCTGTCTGTAGAGCTTGGCAGTACGCTTTATTTCTGCCTCACGTTTCTTCGGGTTTTTTGCGCCACGCACATATTTCTTTGGCACACCGCCCTTTGTCTTGGGTACTTTTGGAAACTTTCTTCTGCTCATTTCTTAAAACCCTTTATGCCTCGTATACCAAAGCTTGCTCCAATACTAGCATACATAGCCCACTGAAACCACTGTGGGGTGTTTTCTAAAGCTGCAAACCCCTGTTCTACATAAGGCTGTGTAAACGGAATAAAGCACATAGCTATGATTATAATAAACAAAATTGTCCAAGCTTCGTCTTTCCAGCTATTGTCACTGGCCTGTGCCATAATCTTTTCCCAGCCAGCTTCATGCGTAGCGGCAACCTTCATCACCTCTGCTTCTGCCTCTGCTTTTGCTTTGGCAACAGCACCTTTGGCCTTTGTTTGCTCTACTTTGGACTCCATCCATGACCCAGCTAGTGAAGCAATAGGCCCAATCAATGCTTGAATCATTCTATAAACTCCAATATTTCACCGTTAAGCATCATCACTTTGAACTGTTTGCAGCTCCATTTCTGGTCAAAGTTATTTGTATGCCCCACATTACGTTTAATCTTACGCCTAATCGCTAAACATTCGCCTAGAGATTCATAGGGCGTATATTCTACCTTCTGCCCACCCATAACCAGCAATAAGACAAACGTAACCTCAACCACCGTTCCGTAACTTCTCTATGTTTTCTTCTATGGCTGTAATTCGTTTCTCGTAAAACTCAAGCGTAAGTTTTTGTTGTTGATCGTAAGGTGCTTTGCCATCCTCAACCTGAGACTGCAACTTTTCAAACTCTAAAGCAAGATGCTCTATTAGCATGAACTGCTCCGAATCGGCTGGCAAGCTACCCATCTCTCCTCTGGGCCACTTGATTCTAAACTCGGTATTCTTTTCCAAGTCAGTCTTCATTATGGTGATAGATGTGTTAAGCCTGTTGATCTCTGAGGTCAACGTAAAGTATGCCCAGGTAGCTACAGCCACCGCTCCCAGCATACTGATTATATTTCTAAGAGGCAGCGCAACTTCTGTGTTTTCGCTCACTCTTGGCATTTACTTCTCGGAGTTGAGCCAAACTGCAAGACTGCCTGTCATAGCTCCTGTGACAACAGATATAAGACTTGCTTGTTGTGTCGTAAGATCAGGCTGTGACAATGCCCACTCAATGCATCTTATGTACACGCCTGTCATGCACAGCATCATAAAACGTGGCAGTATTTTTAACTCTAATAGCTTTCTAGCAACTTCTTCTGCACTCATTCAAACCATCCCTTCAGCCAAGCAACCCAAGCAACCAAGCCGCCAATCATACCGGCTATAACTACAACAAGGAACCCAAGCCCTAGCATCTCCATGATTTCTTCTCGTCTGCGTCTAGCAAGTTCTTCTTGCACTCTGCGTTCTTTACGAGCCTTTGCTTGAAACTCTTGCCAATCTCTGTAAAGGCCAGGGCGTCCGTAAAGTTGCATCCAGCTACGCAAATCATTCTCTTGCTGTCTAAGTTTCTCAAGGGCAATAAACTCTTCTAAATCACCCTTCCTTATACTGCCCCTTCTTTTTTTGTTACCTTTACGTTTGAGTTCTTCTTTGGCAATAATCAGGTCAGATATTGCTTTGCCGCATCTAGTTAGGTCACCTGTATTCTGTATAGTCTTTTTTATTATTGCAAACGCAGCGTTGGCTGCGGCTAACTCTGCAAGCATTTTTATAACTCATCAGGCCAATCATTTATAGGCGCATTGCCAGTAGGATTACCGTCACTGTCAACAGGCGCATCAAACAAAGCCATGAACGCAGCATGGTCAGCCGCATCTGTAATGGCTTTTTCTATCGTTCCTGACTTGGTGCGAACAGCAGCCCTGTATGTGGTAACGTCAGATGGTATTGTTGTTGTGCTGTCCTCTGCTTTGCGTGTAACATACCAATCTGTTGCAGATAATTTATCATTAGCAGTCTGCTTTGTTTGCTCAATGTAAATTGTTTTCAATCCCTTGGTGACAAGCTGCTTACCTGTCGTAGGGTCAATGATTGCCTTGCCATCATCATCCACTTCGTTCACATCGCCCAACGCTCTAGGTGTGCTTGCATCCCAGTAGAAACGATTGTCAAATGATGCTGGCGGGTCTTCCCATGTAAGCCCTGCAGCCTTCTTATCTGCATCTGACCAGACAGCCCAGTTTGTAGGATGGGTTATGCCATCGGCAGACCAGCTACGCCCTTCTCTAATTATCTTGTCACCTAACTTCCACGGCATTGTTATCTCCTATCGGGCGTTAGAGTATTTAAAAGGTTGTTCTGCAAAGGCGAGGTAAATATAGTTTGCAGCACTATAATTAACGCCTGACGAACTTGATCTGATTTTGAAACCATTTGATAAAATATCAATGGGAGTGCCTGTTAATTCTGCGTTCGATAAATCTGGTCGCAAAAAAAAGTTTGTTTCGTTGAATGTATTTCTTGCGCTGTCATAAATATACCAACTTGCTGTCGTTCCAGATGTAATTTTAATTAACAAAAACGCTGGCCTAAATCCTGTGTAAACAAATGGCCCATCGCTAGACCCATTGCCTGTGTATTTACCAACTCGCGAGTAGCCATCAACGCTGTGGAAACAGTAGGCAATGTAATTGTCTGACAAATTCAAAATATTAGAACCATTGTAAGTTCTAAAACCAAATGTTTCATAGGTTATGTAATGAGAAGAATTTTCTTGGCTGTCATTGTTGGTGGTGTTCAATGACAATACTTTATTTGAAGCAAGAAGATTGCTATTTACGCCCCAATTGTAAGTATTATCATCTCGATTTTTTATTATTACTAATTTATCTTTACCAGACCAACTCAACCCCACACCTATGGTCTGTTGGCTTGTTGCACCAGTTCCAGTGTAGGAAACAATGCTAAACCCTGCCTCAGTATTTGCAGACACAGATGATGTAATTGACCCATCGCTGTTGCTGACCGCAGAGCCGCCAGCCAGCCAGTTCCAAGAAACAAGAGAATTAGTGTTGCCGTTAGTTCCAGCGTTTGAGCCTAGCGTAAATCCATCAGAATCTAAAGAAGTAACATTTGTTGCGTCTAACTCAGTATTAGTTGTATTTGTTGAAAGGTTGTAAAAACCATTTGATCCACTGCCCCGAACAGAATCAAATAAAGCGTGACTATTGCCTGTTGTGCGATTTTTCAACCACAACCAATCTGGTTGGAAACCAACACCTGTGATGCTTTGGGTAGAGTTATTCCCTGTATAAAGAACCGTATTAAAATAATCTGCTGGCTCTTCGTCCTGTGCAGGGTCTATAGCAGGGTCAGGTAGGTTGGCTGTGCAAAGAGCTAAGAAGCCAGACGGTGGACTATAATAAAAGTCACCCTTGCCATTGCCATCTGTGTTGCCCTGCGCTGTTTTGTTGTTAGCGAAAGAACTATCTTGACCAAAGTTGGTAACTGCGTTCGATGCATATAGACTTTCGGCTGGAGCATAAGTCCCAGAAATTCCTGTAAATGCTGCTCCTTTTGATACACCATTCTTATAATATGTAAGAGTTCCAGCGTCTAAATCCAGAGCCACACCTATGATGTCCCCAACAGTCCAACTACCTCCGTATGTTGCGCTTGTACCGTTTGTGTATTTGTTACCAACAGTATACCAAGAATAACTGTCTGATGTAGAACCTGCAAATGCTGCAAAACTAGAAAATGTAGTAGGAATAATTCCTACCATGTTGTAACTACCGCCTGTGTGCAAGACTTCCCAATACCACTTACCGCTTGAAACAGAAAAAGTTCCAGACGTGGTGTTCCATGCAGACGTAGAATTAGTTGCAGCTAGATTGCCCTCACTTAACACCATTGATGTATTAAGAATAGAGTTGTAGGTACACCAGTTATTCGTAGGACTGTCTAAAACTACATCTGTTGCCGCAACACCATTAGGCGTGAAATCGTTACCATTGCCAGATTCGTCATCACCCAGAGCAGACCCATCAGCAAAATCAAGATAATAACCATTTGTACCGTGAGAGCCAGTGTATGCTTTAGGTATCCAGATACCTGCTTTTGTTTCACCAAATGATGTGGGTGCTAGTGCAGTCCCATCGACAAAATGTACTTCTGCCATATAACCATCATAACCTTTAGCAGCTGTAGCCGCTTTGCCAAGGTCTTGCTGAATGTTATTGTTTACGTAAGCCTCTTCGTAGTTTAGTGACGGCTCATTATAAGTATCTAAAGCCTGTCGTGAGCCGTTTACATAAAGTATAATTCTGTCAGCGGCTGTAGATTGTGTTGTATCCCAAGCAAGTACAAGATGATACCAAGCTGAAGGGTCACGGAAAACTCCCGAGGTGTGTAATTGATAGTTTTCGGAGTTTGTATACGAATAAAATGTTAATTCATCACTGCCAAAAAAGAATACAGCCCAATTCAAATTATAATTATCTGTAGTTCCTCCAAGGATATAATTTTGTGAACTATCCAAGTCCCCGCGCTTCACCCAAGCACTAAATGTCCATGTTCTTCTATTTCCAGCAGATGAATTTGTGCGTGTGAGATATGCACTATCTCCATCTACAAACCGCAAGGATTGGTCTATACTGTGCGAGTAAAACTCAGAAGCAGATGAATACATCCACTGTGATGAGTCAAGCGTAGTCATTACGCAAACGCCAACTGTGGCGCACCTAATAGGATGCGACCTGATGCAG